CATAATCATTAATAATATCAATCGTACCCATTTTAAATTGCAATTCATCTATAAAATTAAAAACCTTTCGTTTTTCAATTCCTGGTATCAAAGAAACCATGTCTAAGGATCCATGAATAATCGCACCTATTTTTATCCATTCCTTTAAAGGTTTTTTCTCTTTACCAAACTTAAATTCAAAAATATTAAATTTACCACTGCTCATTAAAAAAATCCTCTAGTGCATCATCTAATATTTGTTTTGGATCTATATCTTTTTTTGGATCCCTGAGTTTTTTTGTATCAAAAGTAATCATTGGAGAAACTTCTCCATTTTCCTCAACCTTTAATTTAGCACCAAATACAGTTCCTTTTGGTTGTATTTCAACTTGATTATATGAATTTAACTTAATTTCACCAACATCAGTATTTATTTTTAAATATTCTGCTTTAGATGCGATATTGATTATATCTTCTGGTTCTTCTGGTAAATTTTCGGGCATTAAAAAAGGGGAGCTCTGCAGCACTCCCCTCTATTTATTATTCAGTTTTTGTATGACTTATGAAGTTTTTTCCACTTCAACCTCAACTGGAATCAAACGAGAAGCATAGTCATAAGCATATGAAGTGCGGGCACCATGATGTCCCCACCCAATCCAAGAATAAGCGTAATCCATATAATGATCGATAGATTTTCCAGGAGTCTTCATTCTATCTTCAATTTGTTTCCATTGAATTTCGCTAGTCATATAACGAAGTTGTGTGTCAAGTGATGATGGGGAACCACCGAACTTGCGGGCAAAATCACCTAAACCATAATAACGGTTCGCAGAAGTCCACTGGATGAGTCCATAACCTCTTCCACACGCACCATATGATGTCCTAGCGCCACCTTCACAGATATTAGGTATAAATGTAGACTCTTGCCTAATATTGCCCATGATGGTAGCAAGGGCGTTTTTATCTTTTATTCCACGCTCTTGCAAAAATGCAAGAGTATTATTTTCGTGTTCATTACACCCTTTACAAATTAGCCTTTTCTCTTTTGGCTTTTCGGGAGCAACCTCTAGGATCGCTGTCTTCTCTGGTTCAAACTCCTTAATAATAGAATATTTTGGAGCACTAGCAGATGATGGCAGTGTTGCCGTTATGGTTGTAACCGATGCCAGAAGGGGCAGGGCTACAGTAAAGAAGTTTAGCATTAAAATTAATAGAACTCTACATCCGTATAGGGAAAGCGCACTTCCCTCTTCTCAGAGGGCAGACCCCACGGCTCTAAATCAAAGTCAAAGTCTCATAATAAAAAACCCTGCTCATAACAGGGATTTTAACATTATAAGTTTTTATTTAGGATTTGTCAATGAAAGGATTACCGAACATCAATTTCTTGCTCATCTGTCCAGTCTTCTGATTCCAAAGAAACAATCTCAAGTTCATCTCCTTCTGGATCAATCCACTCTTCAAATTCAGATAGGAGAGCACTGGCATTTCGATGCCGATCTGCATCGTGAAGAAGTTCAATCTTGTCAATTGCCCATTCACGAATGTGTGCAACAATATCTTCAGTCGTTGCTGTCATAATAGTCTTTTCGGAAGTATCGGTTGAGGATGTTGCTATTGTAGTATCTTGGCCTTCCGTCGTCAAGTCCTTCTGTGAGGACGTTGTGGACAAATAACTGTCTGGTTTCCTCAAAGTTTGTTTTGCCCTTTGTTTTATGTAATGATAAGATAGTTCTACTAAAATTCTCTCTGCCAAATTTGTCAATGTCTTCTTTAAGTTCCGGACAAGACCCATAGTATTCCTTCCAGTTAGATTCTGATTTTACTTTACGTTTTTTTCCTTTCGGAGTCCTAAACTGCCAAAAGTACTTCCTACCAATATATTCCCTACCATTAAGGTTATTCTGAATATGATAAACAAAACCAAAATGATCTTGAATATCACTTGAACCAAACACTTTTCCATTATAGGTCCAAGGGTTTTCATAGTCAATATCTGTACTCATCAAGAATATCAAGAACTGCATTCAGATATTTATGGGCAAGTCCTTTCATATCCATATCGTGCCTTATATGCTCATTATGCAAATCATTCTTCAGTTTTAGAACACGAACCTTAAGTTCTTCTTTAGTTACTTTATTTTTAGACATTAAAAAAGGAGGTATAACCTCCTATATCTATTCATTTGTACCTAACCATTCCTTACAAAAGTCATAATCTCCAAACATAAACTCATCACATTCTGCTGCCTCTTTGTAGGCATTTATGATTTCTTGTTCACACCATTCATCATAATTGGAATCCTGCGAAAGTATTTTTGGTAACATCCTGCTTAATGCCTCCGACTACATAAGATTCTACCTCAGTTTCCTGTGGAGCAACCTGAAGACCTTTGGAAGAAATCCAATGCTGAGTCCAAGGAAGTGGATTATTATTTGCTGAAATATCGTATTGTGGTTTGAGACCAATCGCTTTCAGTCTACGATTTGCAATCCATTCAACATATTGCTGAAGAAGTTTATCATTAAGTCCAATCATACTACCATCTTTGAACAGATAATCTGCCCATTTCTTTTCTTCATTTACAGCACGATCAAACATTTTATATGTCCACTCTTCCTCTTCTTTCATAATCTGCTGCATTTCTGGATCATCACCCTCTCTCCACTTATTCAGAATATTCTGAGTAAGTGCTAGATGTTGGTTTTCGTCTCTTGCAATAAGAGAGATGATTTTAGCTGATCCTTCCATAAGCTTAAGTTCACCAAAGGCGAAAGAACAAGCAAAACTAACGTAGAAGCGAATACCTTCAAGAATATTAACGTTTGCGACTGCTCTGTACAATTTTCGTTTGACATCGTTGAGAGTTTCCTTTGCGTTTTGTACTCCTTCAAGTCTAAACATCCAATCACTGGATGTTCCATAACTTTGTGCGGATTGAATGAAGTCATCATAAGACTCTGTAACGGTCCTAGCACGCTCTAGAATGCGCTCATCTCCGATGATAGTATCAAAAACCTCAGAGGGGTCAGAATAAACGTTCTTGATGATATAGGTATAGGATCGTGAATGAATCATCTCCATAAATCCCCACACTTCCATACACGCTTCCAATTCAGGAAGAGAGCAATAGGGAATAAATGCCATTCCAGGACCACGACCCTGAACAGAATCAAGCATAATCTGATACTTTAGATTAGAAGTATAGATGTGCTTTTGCTCAGGACGAAGAGTTTGATAATCTCCACGATCCTTCTGGAGAGAGACCTCTTCAGGTCTCCAAAAGTATCCTAGTTGTTGTGTCGTAAGTTTATCGAAAATGGGATATTTGTATGAATCGTATCTTTGAACTCCCAGTGGTTTTCCAAAAAACATTGGTTGTTTTTTAGTGTCAACTTTCTCAGTATTAAAAACAGTCATTCCTTTAATATTTGTTTGGGGTTCTTCTACAGAAGAAATTTTAAACTGCACAGGATTCACACTCTCCCTCCTCTACTGAACTTAACTCACTTAGTAAATCTTGAAGATTGGGTTTTTCTTCCACCACCTCATCAGTCTTAATATCGTAAGTGTTTTGATAGTAAGAAGTTTTCCACCCGTACTTGTATGTAGTCAAAAAGTCATTTGCCATTACTGAAGTAGGAACTTCATTGTTGTCATAATTCTCCGGATTATAGGACCAGTTTCCAGAAATTGCTTGATCGAAGAATTTCTGCATAACTGCAACAACATTAATATAACCAGTATTGCTAGGCATATCCCAAAGAAGCGTATAATTGTTCTTAAGAGTATGATACTGTGGAACAATTTGCTTAAGAGGCCCTTTCTTCGATTTCTTAACGGACAAGTAATCACGGGGCGGTTCAATTCCATTGGTTGCGTTTGACACAACGGAACTGCTCTCCGATGGCATCTGTGCGGACAGTGTTGAATGTCTAAGACCGTACTCCAGGATGGATGCTCTAAGACTTTCCCAATTGTGTTCATATGAAATAGAAGAAATTTCGTCTACATCTTTTTTGTAGGTATCAATTGGAAGAATACCGTCGGCATACTTGGTGCGACCAAAATATTCACAATAACCCTTTTCCTTCGCAAGTTGATTTGATGCTTTCAGAAGATAATACTGGAAAGACTCAGAAAGTCCATGAACAGCATCCCACGCTTCTTGAGAATCATAATTAAACCCAAGTTTAGCAAGGTAATGAGCAAGTCCAATAAAACCAATTCCAAGAGAACGACGAGCCTTGGTGGCAATTTCTGCTGCCTTTACTGGGTATTTTTGATAGTCAATCAGCTCATCAAGTCCACGAACAGAAAGATCACAAAGTTCTTCAAGTTCTTCATCAGACTTTACTTTCCCAACATTGATTGCAGAAAGAATACAGAGAGCAATTTCCCCCATATTATCATCAATATGCTGGATAGGATCAGTTGGAAGAGTAATTTCCTGACAGAGATTACTCATATTCACTTTATCCTTAAATGAAGAATGTGAATTGCAATGGTCAATATTCATAATATAGACACGACCTGTTTCCGCACGTTCCTTAAGGAGGTTAAGAATAAGTTCTTGCGCTTTAACAGTCTTTTTCTTAATGGACGGATCTTTCTCATACGAAACGTAGAGATCATCAAAACTAGAGAGTCCGAAGCTATCATATAGTCCAGGTACATCATGTGGGGAAAAAAGCGTGATCTCACCGTCCTGAATGAACCTCTCATAGAAGAGTTTGCTGATTTGAATGCTATAGTCAAGTTTGCGAACACGATTATCCTCCGTACCTTTATTGTTTTTCAGCACTAGGATGTCTTCGATTTCTTGGTGCCAGATTGGGAAGTGGACAGTTGCTGATCCACCTCGGATGCCATTTTGAGTGCAGCATCGGACAGTTGCTTCAAACTTTTTGAGGAAAGGGACAACACCTGTGTGTTGAACTTCTCCACCTCTGATCTTACTGTTGATGCCACGGATGCGACCTGCGTTAATGCCGATTCCCGCCCTTTGTGCAACATACCTGCCAATTGCCATATCAGAACTAAAGATGCTATCGAGGGTGTCATCAACATCAACAAGAACACAGCTAGCAAATTGTCGAAGTGGAGTTCGCACTCCCGCCATGATAGGTGTGGGAATGTTGATTTTGTGCTTTGAGATTGCGTCATAGTACCTCTTAACATATGACATACGGGTTTCTTTTGAATACTCTGCAAAGATAGTTAGAGCAATCATAATGTACATAAACTGGGGAGTCTCATATACTCCACCACTGCTTCTATCTTGAACAAGGTACTTATCAACGACCTGACGTAAACCTGCATAAGTGAACAAGAAGTCACGATCATGATCGATATAAGAATCGGCACGTTGTATTTCTTCTTTAGAATATTTGTTGAAAATATCACTATCATAAACTTCAGCATTTACGCAAGTATAAATGTGTTGTTCCAGAGTAGGAATCTCTTTCATTCTTCCGTAAAGTTGCTTGCGAACTGCAAAAAGAAGCAGACGAGCGGCAACATATTGATAATTTGGATGATCCAGATCAATCAAGTCAGAGGCAGAACGAATCAGGATTTCCTGAATCTCCCCAGTAGTGATTCCGTCATAAAATTGAATACCGGAGGTCATCTCAACTTGACTCGCAGAGACCCCTGCAAGACCCTTACACGCCTCTTCAACCATCAAATGCATCTTGTCTAGGTCAAGAGACTCAATGCGACCATCTCGCTTCTTTACTTTTGTTCCGTTGCTCATATTTTCTTCCAAGTGGTAAATTTTAGTTTTGCTTCTAGTCCAGAGTATATGTTTGATTCTACCACAGACTGAACATCTAGTCCAGATAGAACCATTTCATTAATGTCCTTTTCTTTTATTGATGAAGGCCAAATGACGACTTTTTCTCCTCTATCGATAATACGAGAGATTCTTGAATGGATTTCTGCATTACGTGGTTCGTTATCGTAAATCCAAACACACCTGCTAATACCCCACTTGACAATATCACCATCAGCTCCACATAAAGCAATCGCGTTGCGAATGAATGTTGAGTCAAATGGACCTTCGGTGATGTAGACAGTTTCAGTTTTTTGTATTTCATCGAGACCATAGATTTTTGGGGCATCATCATTTAACATCACAGTAATATATTTAATCTTATTTGGACCAAGTGCTCTTCCCTGAAATCCGACTAGAGTATTTTGATAGAACAAAGGAATAATAATCCTTGGTTCATCTCTTTCTGTGCTGTCGAATGTATGGTGGAGAGAGTTAGTCCACTCCTTAAATTTGTCGCTATAATAAAATTTATCCGGATTTAATTTTCTCTTTTCTAAGTAAGATTTTGCTATGGAATTCTCAGATGCTTTTGGTAAATCTAACTTAGGTTTAAACTTTGGTACTTCAAAATGAAACTTTGGATCATCTACTGTAAAGTTTTTACCAGTCTTTCCATCCTTAAATTTTTCAAAAGTATATTGTTTATAGATTACTGGGTCTAGTTGTTTGAGGAAATTATTAAAAGAAATATTGAGTCCACAATTATGACACTTAAAGTTTGTATTACTTTTGACTTGATACAAATATCCCCGTGCTTTATTCTTATTCTTCTGCGAGTCTCCACAAATAGGGCAGCGAAAGTTATAGAGATTGTGCTTTACTTTCTTAAACTTTTGAAATCGCGCAGAAATCAAATTGATGTACTTTACATCAACAAAGTCCATAACCAACCTTTAATCTGTTGATGTATTCTACCAGTTTATTTGGATTTGTCAAGGCAAAGTGAGGTGATTATTCCAGTCCACTTTACAACAGAATTTGTTGTTTTTTGTAGTGTGTAGAGAGTGACTTTCTTTTGAGTTTTCATTGGCTCTAACGCCAACACTCAACTATTTATTTTTGTTGCGTATATACTTGAGGTGAATCTGGAGTCAAAAAGTCAACCACCATATGGGATTGTGAAAAAGCAAAAGAAACAACTGCAAAAACACCAACTATAATCCAACGATATTTTACAAACTCGTCTAATTTTGTTTCTATTTTTTCTATTCTATTATTGACTGCTTCACAATGCCTTTCACTTTCATCTTTTAAGTCATTAAGCATTTTTGAAATCAAATCATCAGTTTTATTACACTGATCTATTTTTTCTTCGTGAACTGCCAGCATTTTACTAATATTCTGACTTGTCTTACCCATTAATTGTATTGCTTCGTCAATCTTGTTCATCATAACTTCATATGCAGAGAGTCTTTCTTCAAGGACAGCAATTTTAGTGTCTGCAGATGTATTTTGATTAAACATTGTCGTTGAGGTGATTATTTCTCCTACTACCCCTATGAAACAAATACCTCAAGTAGTATTAAAATTATTTATCCTTTACCCATCTTCTATAATTTGGTTTGATTCTTCTAAAATCTACTGTTCCATCTTTCTTCTTTTTTCCCAATAAAGGATCAAATCCAGCAACAGGACCTTTTGGATCCGCAGAACCAGAAAATCCACCAGAAGCACCTGGAGCATTTGCAACCATTTGTTCTCTTATAATTGAAACGATCCAATCAAGTTTCTTCTTTTCCATTGTAGATTTTATTGAGTTCTGCTAAGCAATAAAGATCAACTTGAATATCATGAATACCAGATTTTGGATACTCAGGTAGTCTATTTAGAAAAACAATAAATGATTTTAAATAAGACCACAGATCTTTTTCTATCTTAAAAAATAACATGGGAGTTGTTGCTTCACCAAAAATATTGTAAAGAATAATAAAATGATTTAAGAGAAGATGAGTTTTTAATTCACCTTCTCTTTTATATCTTTTCAACAATCTTTTAATATATTTAAAATGATTTAAATCCTTTTCAAAGTCTTCTTTAGTGACTGCTTGAGGATTTTCATAATTTTTAATAGCAAATAAGAGAAAATTATCCTCATTCAGTTCATTAAAAATCATATATTAATCAAGCAACAATTGTTAATGTTGTAGTACCAATTCCAACTCCGGACAAATAAGTTCCAGCACCACCAACATTGCAAATAAGATTTGAAGATAATGTTTTGTTTACTGGGCCGCCACCTGAGAAATCAGTAATTGTACCAACAACACCAGCGCCCAAATCAATTGAAAGAACAGTACCTATTCCAGATAATGCAACTGGAACTGGGAAAGCAAATGCAATTCTATTAGAAATCTGACCATTGAAAGTTTCTACAACATCACCATAATTATTCGTATAGTTAACTACCTCGGCACCAATAGATGAAGCAGTTCCAATCAATGCAGTTCCTGTTGATCTAAGAATTCTAATGGTTGCGCCTGCAGAACAATAAACATTTTCGTTCCACACAACATGAACGTAACCTGTTCCACCAGTTCCAATACCAGTAGTTCCACCTGCACCAATAGAAATTGGAGATGCTAAATTAGGATCTTCAAAGAAAACAGCAACTGGAGTAGCAGTACCGAGACCAGTGTTATTCAATCCAGGATTTCCTGCAACATCAGTTCCAGTATTTAATCCAACAACAGGAACTAAAACCTCATCATAATATGAAGATGACAATCCAGATTGCTCGGTTGTTCCATATCTTCTATAAATCCAACCACGAACATCAGCAAAGGTGTTCCAAGGTGTTCTATTTCTATCTACACTATGCTTATACTTTGGAATAGCGTAATTATTATCAGCAGTTTCAGTAGTTGTGGAAATTCCCCAGAGTGCCATTCTTTTTACCTGTACTAATTTTATTCGTAGAAATATTTATAAAAAACAGAGACCCCATTTTTGAGGTCTCTGTTGAATTATATAAGATTATATCAAGGGGTTGGATCTATTCCACCACCATCTTTTGCCTTACTACGAATTTGCTCAAGAATAAATGAAATAATTCCATTTGCTTTAATTTTTGGATTTGCACCAAGAAACTCAGAAATAATGAGTAAAATTGTTAAAATTGCGGCTTCGTTTGCTTTATAGAAAGCAAGTAATGCTCCAATAGACATAATGACCTCCCATATGTATCCTATCTTATTTAGGATTTTATCTTGCTATTTTCTTTGCTAATTTCGTAGCAGTAGCATACATTACTTCTTTACCACGTCCTGGATATCTTTTTTCAAAGTCTGCTGCTTTATCCTTCATAGATTTCACAATCTCTTCTTTCTTCTTAGTTTCTGTCTTTGATAGAGTTTTTTCGTCAATCAATTTACCTTCCACTTCGTAAGAATTTGCAAGAGGAAGGCTAACTCCTGAACCGCCAAGTCTTTTCACAGCAGCACTTGCTGCACTAGATTCAGCACCTTTTGTTGCTTGTTGCAATTTCGTTGCCTTTTCAATTCTTTGTTGTTGTCTATGTGTAGCAGAATTAATATCAAAACTTTGCTCATCAACCAAATCGCCATCAATTTCATAAGATTGCATTAGATCTTTCATCTGCTGATTTCTTGATCTCATTTTATCGGATAATGATGAAGATGGAGTTGGTTTAGGAGTAGAGGGTGCAGTTACTTTTTCTCTTTTTTGCTGCATAGTATCAGAAGCTTTTTTAATAGCATATCCTGCAAGAGCAGCACCTCCCAGAGCAAGTCCAGCTCCTAATGGTCCCAATTCATCAAGTTGTACATTTTCACTACGGACTGATGCAAGCAAATCATCTAATTTTGATTTTCTTTTTCTCTTCGGAGCGGGTGCTTTAGTTGTCTTAGTTACCGCCTTTGGTTTTTTTGCTTTTGCTTTAGGTGGAGTTGATGCACTTCCCTCCCAAGGATCAGCAGGTTTTTCTGCTTTCTTTTTGGTAGGTGCTTGATAAGAACCACTACTTACTCTTTCCTTTTGACCCACACCAGCACCACGATAGGTTGATGCCTTTCTTGTTCCAGTATGTGCTGAGCTTGGAGTTTTATCTCCGCCTTCTACTTTACGGGCAACTTTTAATGCTCCTTTAGCAACTTTTCTTGCACCAGTTGCTACTGCTTGTTTTGCAGACTTCTTAAGTGAAGAAAGTCTTGCTTTTGCAGCAGTCATCAAACCACTCTTTTTCTTTTCAGTAGCAGTGTCGTGACCAAAAGTTACCTTTGCTTCAGTCAACGAATACTCAATTGCTTCTTCAATATCATCTTCTTCATATCCTTCTTCTAGAAGTTCAACATAAACACTCTCAACAATATAATCTACCTCATCAATCTCTACCATCTCTAAAAGAGTTCCGCCAAGATTTTCTACTGCCTCACCCATCGATGGGTTAATCTTGATTTTATTATTTACTTTCTTTTCAGTAATTTTCTTATCATTCTGTTCTTTATCAACTACATCCATTACTTCGGAAAGGTCTTGTCTCCAGTTTGAGAATCCTTCCTTAATTTTTTTCTTTTTCTTAAACTTACCAGAAACTTCTCCCTCTTCATAACCCTTTCCATCACCATCATCATCCCACCATCTCTTAACTTCTTTTGCTTCTTGAGTTGAGATTGCCTTACCAATTGCCTTTCTACGCTTCATAAGATACTTATCAGCATTGGTTCCTTTCTTACCATCATTATTTACATCAGCATCTTCCTTTCCTACAGGATCGAGTGCTTCTTTAACAGGATCATTGCTTCTGGATTTCCACTTTCCACCATACTCCTTTTCCATTTGTTTTCTAAATCCTTTCACTGCTTTCTTTCTTACAGATGCTTTAGGGTGGTCGGAAACATTTTGTAGTG